TAACTTGCGAATGCGCAATGAAAAAGTACAAAGCTATTGCAATACCGGTTAGCTTCGTGGACGATAAGCCAAGGTTCCTCACGGTGAGGGATTGGCGATTCAAGGATTGGATTTTCGTCACGGGTGGATGCAGGCGGAGGGAAATTCTAAACCCCCTCCGCTGTGCCCTTAGGGAGTTGGAGGAGGAAACGAGGGGGGTTGTGGCCCTAAAGAATGGGGAGTACACGGAGTTTAAATTTACAGTCAAGGAAAGTCCCACGGTGGACCTTGAATACAATGTTTTCATATTTTTCGTTAATTATAACAGATCCGAACAACACTCACAGGTCAAGAAGTTTTACGAAGAGAAGCAGAAGACAAGCCTAAAGAAGTTGATGAACCAGCCCATTAAGAAGACCCACGATGAAAACGATTACATGAGTTATGACACACTAGAAGAATTTAACTCACGTAAGCGTTGGAAGCTCATAGTGGATAACGTTTTGAAGAATCCACAATTCTACGCCTGTATAACTTCTTTGAATAGAAAAACATTTTCTATAAAATAATGAAGTCAAAGGCTTTCATTTTGAGGCAGATTGAAGAATTACTGAAAAGTAATAGAGGTCTATGTGATCAGGAAATTCAAGAGTGGAAGGAGGAGAATGGAGATAGGACGGTCTATGAACTCCTGACTATAAAGAAGGAACTTTCCGAAACCCAAGAATATCAGGATGTATCTTGTATGAGGTGGTTTAGAGAATAGGAACTCTACCTAGGTATGTTTAATAAGTGGTGCATTTCCCAACAATTTACTAACGCATCCAATATATCACATGTACGAATGGACGGTGGTGTCCTCTCGGTACCATTTGATAGATTGAATGAGTTTCATGAAAAGTATGTGGAGGCGGTAAGTTCGGGTGAGAAGTTGTTTCTCGTTGAGCAGAAGAGTCCAACCTATAACTTCTTCGTCGATATAGACTATAAGGATGTCGAACCCTTGACGATGGAAGAAATCAAGGATATATGTAAGGTCATTTGTGACAAGGTCAAGAGACATGGTGGTAAGAACTGTCTCATATCGGTTTCACCCCCCAAACAATGTGGTTCCCTCATGAAGACCGGGGTTCACCTAAACTGGCCAGGTTTCGTGGTGGACCAGGCGTCCGCGATAGCTCTCAGAGAACATATTTTGGTTGCACTCTCTATAGCTAAGGGTTCCCTAGATTGGAATGAAATCATAGATGCAGCTGTCTATGGTAATGTCCAGAGGGGGACAAAGGGGAGTGGTTTTCGTATGATTTGGTCCCACAAGATGACCAAGGGTATGGAACAACTCGCATATCTCCCAATCTTTGTATATACCCATGGACCACTCAGTACCATCATAAAGATTGATCAGAAACCAGACCTAGAAATCCTAAAGATGTCGGTGGTTCGAACGGACTCTCCTCAAACACATGTGATTGAACCACCTTCTGCTACCATTGGGGAAGGAAAATTCACCCGTGAGCAAACGAAGGATGAGATCCACAACGAGGAATTGAAATACCTGATTGAAAGATTTGTAAATAAAAATTTGGAGGGACAGGGGGGTGCCACGATTACAAAAATATTCAAACACAATCTTTTATATTTAGTTTCAACAAATTCAAAATACTGTGAAAATCTCAAAAGAGAACATGGGTCCAATCATGTATGGTTTATAGTTAGTGGACGATATATTCTCCAGAAATGTTTTTGTAGATGTGAAACTATTTTGGGGAGGAGGGATGGTTTCTGTAAAGACTTTTGTGGTCGTCGTCATGAACTTACACCTAACATAGTTTCCCACCTATACCCAAATATTTCGGAAGTTAAAAAGTGTAAGGAGATCAAAAAGTTTGTCGAAGCCCCTAAAATTGAATCTGGGGGTTTGAACACCTCGATCGAGAAATTTATACGGGTCAATAAGGAGGGTCAAAGTAATACAAAAGTTTTGAGAATCACCCAGAGTACCTACGGTTTCAATGTCATAACAAACTCCGGATACTGTGAAACAATCAAGGGTGTCCACGATGATTCTACAACTATGGTTTACCAGATTAAAAAAAGGAAGATGATTTCCCAGTACTGTCCGAAGTGTAAAGAAACGAAGCGTGTTAGAAAACACGAGTTACATTCTAATATAGTATCTAAACTGTTCTCTAAAGGTACTTAAACAGATGTAGCCTAAATACATTAAATGCCCACTGTTACGACACGCTCGGGAAGAAAGATTAAAAAACCGGAAAACTTCGTACCCACCGAACAAAACGTTGAAGATGATTTTGATGATGATGAACACGATTCCGAATTTGATTCGGACATTGATACATCAGACGAAGAAGACTTTAGTTCGGAAGATGATGAGAGTGACATGGACGAAAATGGAAATCTAAAGGATTTTGTGGTAGATAGTGAAAGTGAGGAAGAATAAGCTTAAAAAAATAGAGTGTAGTATTAGAAATGGAAACTGATATAGGAAATCCAATTGATTACAATCCTAACATCGATCCCCTTATGCAGGAAAAAGTTGATGAACCCCCACCTCAAGAGGAACAACCATACTACTTCCAGCAACCCGAAATGAACTACTTACCCCAACAACCTGAAAAGACAGACTTTTTTTCATCTGTAGACAAATCCACTTGGATCGTAGCATTTGCTGTGTTTTTACTTGGTTTTTTCATGGGTAAGACTATGCAACCCGTCATTCTCAGATACAACTAAATCTTACTTCTCAAATCCTTTACGATTTGAGCAATAAGGTTCTTTTACCCATTTACTTATTTTTATATTTATGCAGAAGGCTCCTCAGGCTCTTCCTCCTCGACTGTATTGAGGGCCGCCGCTGCCTCTCTTTCTTTACGACGCTCTTCCATCTCAGCAGCGACAATTGCATCAGCCTCCTTAACAAGATCCTCCATCGGGGCATCGGGCTTTTCCTTCTTGAGCTTCTCTAAAACTTCGGAGGGGTGGCTAATTGGTGCCTCGTCTGGTTTGGTGTAGAACTTTGAGTTCTCATCACCTGGGGTGTAACCACTCTTGGTATCCATCATAGCCTGCTTACGTTCAGCAAACATCCTCGCAGCGTGGGACTGGTTTTCCCTGTACCCAGACATGATCTCTTCGAGTTTCTCATTGGTGTAGTGTACATCCTCAATGTGAGAGGAATCTGGTGGAATGAGGAGCCACTTGTACATATCTACAACGTAAATATCGAAAGTGCTATCCTCTTTTTGGAGACGTTTAGCATGGTTCGCTGCCTCATCACGGGTCGAGAAGGCACCACGGAGTTTGATACCAAACTTATCAGTTTTTTGTGGACATTCAGGACCAACGATAGAGATGCACGCAAAGACCTGACCAGGTACGGTTGTATAATCCTGTTCGAGAGACATTATATTCTTAAAGTGCACTAAAACTTTAAGCTTACTTAAAAGGGTTAAACATATATGTATATATGCACCAATTTTGGGATACACAGCCAGTGCCTAGGGAGGGGGTGGCACCTGGTGAAATTGAAGGGGGTAGGGAATGTAAGTCTGAACCACCCCCACTCCCGGATGGTTTTATGTGGTCACAGAGTACATTGGATGAGACGCACCTATTTTTATCAAACTACTACGTTTCAAATGATACTTTCAGACTTACCTACACTAGGGATACTTTGAAGTGGGCTATTCAGGATCATGTCGCCATTCGTAAAAGGGACACCAGTGAACTTGTTGGGTACATATCGAGTGCCCCCCTGGATGTGCGGGTTGAGGGGGAGACCAGGAAGATGGTACAAATAAACTTTCTATGCATCCACCCCTCCTTGAGGTCTATGCGTCTGGCACCCATCCTGATTGGTGAAATTAGGAGACGTGCAAATATTCTAGGAATTTGGCAGGCCATGTATACCGGGGTTTCTAGGATACCCACACCCATCGCCAAGGCGAACTATTGGCATAGATTCTTGGACGTCAAGAAACTTATAAAGTTGGGGTTCCATGAAACAAATCGTCCTAGGGAAAACTATTACGAAGTTCGGGGTCCATGTAAGTATTCATGGAGGAAGATGACCTCTAGGGATGTCCCTAGGGTGACCCACATTCTCAGAGAGTACACCAAGAATTTCAAAATTGCCCCAGTCATAACGAAAGACTATGTCAAACGATGGGTCCTACCAACCCACGCCTACGTGAATGATCAAAGTGATACCTTCATCTCTCTATACGACATTCCCTACGAACGCAATGATGGAGAGGGTACGGTGAACCAGGCCTACCGGTTCTACCTAGTTGGTGATGTTTTCAATGACGCCTTCCTCATAGCGAAGAATTTGGGGTACGATGTTCTAAACACACTCAATGTGGGTGTAGGTAGTAAGTACCTAGAGGACCTTAAATTCATGCCGGGTTCGGGTCACGTGTACTACTATTTGTTTAATTGGAACCTGAGTGAATCAATTGAAACAGAAAGTATATCCCTCATTTTACCATAATGAGGACTGGTGGTGCGAATACGAACAGAAAGGGTCTTTCATGGATGACGAGACAAGTACTTCAGTCGTCCTAGATTCTGGGTTCTTACTGTTGATGGCTCGACGTGCTTCTAGTTCCTTAATTTTGTAATCTGAAAATGTGTTCACAACTAAATCAACCTTTG